CACTCGCAGAAAGTTTTACTTCACTGCCACACCTAAACATCATACATCACAGGAGCGAGGTATGAACAATGAGAAGGTATATGGCAAGGTGATTGCAGAAGTGCCTGCTCCAGAGTTGATTGAGAAAGGTTATATTGTACCGCCTCAAGTTAAGTCAGTCAAGTATCCTGTCGGGTTCTATGAATCAGTCGAGGAGATTGACAGGTGTATGATTCTTGATGCTCTCAAGAATGAGGAGCACATGGACAAAGTGTTGGTCACTGCTAAGTCTAGTAAGAATATTCACAGATTGATTACTCGTACTGATTTCATGGCAGTATGTCATTCTATGAAATACAATGTCATGTGGATTACATCTAAGTATGGTGCTATCATCAATGGTAAGAAAGTCACTCGTAAGACATTTTTCAATCTGATGAACAAGTGGGGTGCTGACCCTGACAAGAAGTTTATCATGTTTCATCATTCTATTCTCTCAGAGGGTATGAATGTGAGCGGATTGACTGCTTGTATTCTATTGAGAAACCTTGATCTAATCACTATGGCACAAACTATTGGTCGAGTCATTCGACTACATAAAGAAGATGCACTTAAGATTAGCACAGGTGCTTTGAAACCAAACATCAATGGCAGTGGTTATGTAAAACCATTTGGCAAGATGTTTGTACCAGTTTACAACAATGTTGGTATTGGTACAGAGCGCAGACTTCAATCAGTTGTTGATACTATCTTTACCAAAGGGGAGGCACAGGTATCAAGAGCGACAAGGTAGTTGCAGATAATTCAATCTTATAGTATAATCAAACTACATGGTAACTAAAACCAATGGCACAAATTGACAAAATCAGATCACAATGTCTCTCTGAAATGGAAAATCACTTCGCCATGCAGATGAGCAAACTGGTTGATGATCTCGAACTTGAAAACGCTGAAGCATTAGTACAGGAAATGATGATCGAGGCAGAGGATTTTGATGATGCAGACTTGTTTCTTGATGACATCACCGATTGGAGTGATGCAGACATTTCTAATATCCAGTTTCAAGATATAAACGATATTGAGGTGGACAATTAGTAGTAAGGAAGAACGCCAAACTAGAAAAGAACTTATGAAAATAGTGTATCCTGACCACTTGAAATTTCTAAAGAAACTTAAGGCGGAGTTAAAAAGAGACAAGGGCATCAAACCTAGACGTAAATCAAGAAATAACTATAAACACAAATGAATGCTCAGTCTCTAAATCTATTTGGTATCCCTATCACTAAATTCGTGATAGATGATTGGAGCGAGAAGAAATCTAAACTCTTAAAACTAATAGATTTTAGTGATAATGATATTGTAGAGTGTCAGACTGACTACTACAAGTATCAGACTTCAGCACCATATCTTAATGAGTTTGTTGATATATTGCAAACTGATTTAGATAAGTTAGTTAATGAATACACACAAATATTGAGTGATAGATATAGAGGAGATTGCCCTTTCAAAGGTGTTGAGGAGTGGCAACTATGGTCACAAAGATATGATATAGGACAATATCATGGTGCTCATAATCATGGTTTAATGAATATATCATGTGTGTTGTATGTTGAGTTTGATTCGGAAGAACATTTTCCTACTACATTCTATAGTCCTAATCCTAACCCTTTTTATGGTACAATAGATAAGATTGCGCCTCCAGTAAATGAAGGTGAGATTCTAACTTTCCCCTCTGTATTGTTACATGAATCGCCAGTATCTAAATCAGATAAACAGAGGACAATTATGTCGTTTAATATACCTATGAGGTAAGATGTATCACATCAATGTAACACTAACTGACAAGCAATTTAACTTGTTAAGTGAAGCATTATTTTTCTATTCTGAAGAGAAAGATGATGACAACCTATCTAATTCTATCGAAGAGTTAGAAGATTTAATTGATATTTCAACTACTAAAGTAAAGCGAAATAGACAATTTCTCAACCCTGACTGTGACATTTGATAAACTGGCACACAGATGGTTGTAATACTATTTCAATATACTATTATATGAATGTGAGAGGCATGGGTGGGCGACCCCAGAGGAAGATGCCCTTTAAGTCGAACCTCTCTCACACCACTTTATAAACTGGCACACAGGTGGTTGTTTTCCTGTTGCCATGGTGTATAATGGTATTATGAAGAACAAACACCTAGAACACCCAGAGGATAGTATCCTGACCCTTGGCAAGGAGGGTGCTATTGATGTAATCAAGTTTTTGAAGAGTAAGAGAAATCAAATATCAGTCAAGTATGATGGTGCCCCTGCCATTGTGTATGGAACTAACCCTGAGAATGGTAGATTCTTTGTTGGTACTAAATCAGTATTCAACAAGAAGAAAGTCAAGATAAACTATTCTCATGCAGATATTGAATTGAATCATGGTCATATCCCAAACGTAGCAAGTATTCTACACACTTGCCTTGAGTGTTTGCCTACAGATCATGGTGTATATCAATGTGACTTTATTGGTTATGGTGGTGAGAACACTTTCAAACCAAACACTATTACCTACAAATTTGATAAAGTAATCAGACAGTCAGTTGTTGTAGCAACTCATACTCAATATATTGGTAAAACTATTCAAGATTTAGATGCAGTATTCCATTACAGGAACAATAATTATTGCAATCTTGACTGTACCAACTTGAGACACTACCAAGTGGATACTCATGCTAACATGGATTCCCGCTTAAATGTCAAGATCGAACTTTTGTTTGCTCTTGCCCGCACGTTGGTACGTTTTGTAGAGTTCCCCAGTCTCAAAGAAGGAAAAGCACTAAAGATAATCGTCAACAGTTATGTGAGACAAGGTAAGAAACTTATCCCTGAGCAACTTGCAAGTGATACAGGATACTCAAAAAACTTGTTTCACTTATACAATATGATTATTGAGATAAAGGAACTATTGATGCAAAGTATCACAGCATCAGAAGATGTTGAGTGCCTTATTGATGGTCAACCTTATGAACATGAGGGTTATGTTATGACCAACAAATATGGTACATACAAACTTATCAAACGTCAACGCTTCAGTTATGCAAACTTCAATATGAAAAAGACATGGGGTGTGCCAGTTGAATAGGTGGCACACAGATGGTTGTAAACCTATCTCACCATACTATACTTAAATCAATCAGACAAAAACAAATGATTACTTCCAAATCATATATGCTCAAGATCATGAAAAATTGTAAGTATTCTGATACTCTTTCAAGAGAAGAGAAGTTTCAAGTTTTTGTTAAAGTCTGCGACAATATGTTGGAAGCAGGCAGAATGACTAAAGCAACTCACAAACGTTTCACTCACCTTTGGTAATGAAAACATTAATCCTAACAGACACAGAGTTCGATAGACTCTTTGAGATATTTGAACCGACCTATTTCTCACTCAAAAAGAGTGTAGAATCAAAGTATGACCCTGATCTATCAAATGACATCAGAGACTACATTTCACATGACATCTATCGTAAGATGTTAGCAGTTGATGGAGGTTTATGATGCCACAATTTGAAATAACTGAAAAGTTTGTAGGTTGGGGATCTGCTTATGTGTGGGCAGATAACATAGAAGAAGCAAAGCGTCTTTATCAACAAGGCGACTATGATGACTATGAACATGATTTCGACAACTTTCAAGATTATGAATTTGTTGAGATCGAAGAAGTAAAATCAACTATTGAACAAAATGACTGAAATTCCTTTTTATGACTTTCCTAAGAGTCCTATCTTGATTGTTGGATTCTTTGGTATTGTCACTGCCATTGTAACAGTTTACGTTGCTAATGTATTCTACTTCAATTCACCTATGAATGAGGATAAGGAGAAGATTAAATGACATTATCTCAAGAAACATTAGACAAACTTGCTGATGCTTTGGTGTTGGAAGTTATCCAACATATTAACACTAATCCAAAGGCACATAATGCTTTGTATGAGTTAGTTAGTGATGCTATTTGTGAGAAACTAGGTAACAAGAATGGTGACGGAACTTGCTCCTTTGATGGTAGCAAACTTGTTCCCGCTGTTGTTGATAAGTTGCAAATTATGATAGTACCACGAGCAATGCCTTCTGACCCTGCAACCTTGTGACACTTCGATTAGTGGCACACTAGTGGTGGATTTCCATTTTCACCATACTATAATAAGTACATAACAAACAAAGGAACTAAATGTCAACTAATTCTCGAATCGGACTTCGCCTTACTGATGGTTCAATCTTGTCAGTATATCATCATTGGGACGGTTATCCACAGTGGTTGGGTGTTACTCTCAACAAATACTATCCAACTAGGGAAGCAATCGCAGAACTTATTGATGGTGGTAACATGAGTTGTTGCTATACTCAATCAGGTTGGGAAATTGAAGATGAGGAGAAGTTGAAGGGATTGCCATACAAACCTCTATACTATACAGATAGAGGCGAGTCAATCGAAGAAAATGCTCCTAAACTACACAAAACTATTTCTCACTTCTTTGAGGATACTAATTCATGCTGTGGTGAGTATGCTTATGTCAAGGAACTTGACGGTACTCTAGATTGCTATGCTATCTCTTACTGGAATGAAAAGACTAGGGATTTCAATGATACTTTCACACCTATCAAACAAGAAATCCCTGCTGACTATCCACAGGAGTTGATGTCAGCATGATCTATCCAAACGACTTAAAAACCACACTATTCTCAGAAATAGCAGAGATTATTGAAGAGGGCGGAGACTATTCGCCCTATGATGTAGTTGACTTTATGATCTCAATAATGAATGAAGATCAGTTGAAGCAACTAGAAGATGTAATTGTAAACCAGTATTCAGTAAACTAATGAATGACCCTACATTGACAGCAGCAGAGTGTGACGCTTTGCTTAAACTTATTCTAGGCACGCCTTGTAGGGTGACTGATAAGTTGAATGATGACTTTAATGTCAACTTTAGAAAAATACGTCACAAATTAGGTCACTTAGCAGATATTCAAGATGGAATCCCACAAATGATTGTACCTAATGACAGTTGAATAAGTGGCACAAGGGCAGTTGATATTCAATATCACTGCCCTATAATGATAGTATAACAAACACAGAGGGTTTATGACTTTTGCTATCGGAAAAAACAAGTATGACATCAATCAAATTCAAGAATTTGAAGATTACGTTTTTTCATTCTATGGTGCTGAAGATGCACTATATCAAATGAATGTCACCAAAGATGACATTACACTTGCTACTGAAGATTACCTAGAAGCAATCGCAGAATTAGATAGTGACCTATTCACTTGGGGCGATGGTGACTCACTTGATAGAGAGAGAGTCAGAGATATGCTCGTAAGAAATTATGGATACTCTAAAGATTTTGATGGTGGTAGTCTATGGGCACTAGACCAGTAGATAAACTGGCACAAGGGCAGTTGATTCTCGAAATCACTGCCCTATAATAGTATTATAACAAACACAGAGGTTTTTATTATGATGAATCGTCAAGGTTCTTTGGTCAGGGATTTCAGTTTTGACCAACTTCAAACTATCCGCTCATTCTTTACTGACGGCGAGTGGGATACTATCGCAAATGCACTTGAAGATTATCGTCACTATGATGATGAGTCTTTGCAAGAAGATGAGTTGATCGAAGGTAGATCAGTTTATGAGCGTTGCAATGAAATTGATGACCGTATCACCAAACTATTTGCGAGGACTAAGTAATGACATTTGATGAGATAGAAAAACTAAAACTTGATGCCTTTCAAGTTTTAGAAGTTTTGGAAGATTCAGTAAGTCACATTTGTGATGAGAGACAATTATCAGGTCAAAAAGTATGGACTATGATCCATTCTTTCGCTAAACTCAAAGTTGAAGAGTTCCCCGAACCATTTTACATAATAGGAGACAATTAACGTGAACAAGAAAAACAAAGATGCTTTACTTGAAGCACAAAATCTAACTGACAAACAATTCGCTGCTCTTAAGGAGTACTATGTTGACGCTATTGTTGAAGGTATGTCAACTAAAGATTTAGTTTATTATGTAACTGAAGATATGCAGAAGTGGATAGATTCGCTTACATTTAATGATGCAATGGTAGAGTTAGAAGAATACTTTGATGATTGTTTTACAGATACTATTCAAGACGTTATCGAGTCAGTAAATGAAATCGAAGCGGAGGCAAACTAATGTCAAATATGTTGAAAATGTCAGATTATGACAAGGTTGTTAGACGTTTTGTTTCAGACTATGTTTGGAATCTATCGCCCGATCAAATGAGAGAAATGATCTCAGAGCAGGCACATATTGATTTTGAGAACATACGTCAAGATACTGGACAAGAAAGTGTATTTGAAGAAATGGCAAGTTGGGATAGTGAACTATGGACAGATATTGCTAATGACTTTAATTTACCTGATGTATTATGATGAATAAGTATCAACAAATCAAAGAATATGTAGATGACCATTATAAGTATTATGCTTTTTACCCTGCTGACATAGTATTGAATATGGATACAGAGCAAGAAGAAACTCTTACTTATGATGAGTATTGGCATATTCTTAAAAACAAATCAACCTATAATGTGCCACTTTAATTAGTGTCACATAGGTAGTTGTTTCGTTATGTCAATGCCCTATAATAAGTACATAACAAACAAACAAACATGAAAAAAGTTATCCCAAACCAAACTTACAATATGCACCAAATTGGTGTTATATTGAAGGGTTATCAAATCAACAATGCTATGGAGAATGCTTGGGCAACAATTCATAGTGATGAAAAACCATTCACAGGCGACCTACAAAAAGAAATGGAAGTCTTAACTCTAAAGTATATCAAGGAGGGTAACTACTAATGAATGTTGTAAGAAATCCTAACACTGGCATTATTATGCTATCACTTGACCCTACAAGAGCGAATGATCTAATGAATGCTTTAGACTTCGCTATTGATAATGACAATTCACTAGGGATATGTGATGTTGTTGATCTAACTGACTTATCTGACTTATTAAAGGAGGCGTTATGAATTTTGCTATGAGAGAACTTGAGTACTTACTTGAGTGCTTAAATTATCACTATGCTGAACATAGTGACAATAAACGTCAATACATGGCACTTAATTCTGAACTATGTTATAGACTTGATAGAGAATTGAAACAACAAATTGAAGTAGCAAAGTTACAAGGGCGTGACCCTAATGGTATGCAAGTTGTATCAGTTGACCCTGACCCTTACGGTCTAGAGTCTATTACTGAAGGCGACTACGATTCAGAGGGGAATTGGATACATGAATGAATATAGAGTTACCGCTACAAGAGTAACAAATTATGTTGCATATATTGAAGCGGAAGATGAGCAAGAAGCAGAATTACTTGCTCTTAATGGTAACACAGATTGGCAATTTCTTGATGATGATGACTATGAAATCTATGAAATTGAGGAGGCAGATTAACTAATGAACACTAAATTAGATGTTGATTTGAGCGAATTAACTATTATAAGTTGCGCTCTTAATGATTACTATTTCAGTCAGATTGCCCGCTATAAGAGTAGCGAATACTATGAAGTTGTAGAAATTAAAAAGTTACTTGATAGTGTAGATTTAAAGTTAGATAAAGCAAATGAGATATATGAAAAGAATAAGGCAAAGCAACCTACACCAGAATGGTAGTATAGTCAACCAATAGTGTGCCACTAATCAAACTGGCACACTATATGTTGTTTTTGTATATCACCGCTCTATAATGAGTACATAACAAACATTTAAGGATTATGCAATTTCAATCTGAATCAGGAAATCAAATAGTTGACTACTATGAGGTCAAAGATTGGCGAAATAAAGTCAGTAACCTTACTAGACTAAAAGT